TGCATCAGCTCATGCACGCGCGGTGAAACATCGTTGAGGGCAGTTTCGACCTGGGTTTGGATGGGGTTAGTTGTATCCATAATTTCACCTGTATTTGATATGGCATTGGCAATGACTGTAACAAGTCGCCTCTCCGATGGGGACCATCTCGCCGATCGGCACCCAACCCTTTTTCCATAACTCCCAGCAGCCCGATCGGTCGCTGCTGTCACGACAATGGATCTCCGTGGGACCCAGGATCCGCCGCGCCTCGGTCAATCCCTTTTTCTTCGAGTGCTCCAATCCGAGGTTCTGCCAGAAGCTGTATCCGTAGCTGCCATACAGTCCGGCGCGGCTCATGGCCCGTCCGTCCAGTTTCTGAATACCCGTCTCGAGCTGGCGCTCGAAGTTATCCAGCCGGGCGAATTGAGGCAGGACCAGCAGATAGAAGAGATTGCGGGCGGTGTCGTCCTCGAAGAGAAAGCCGCCGATCGACAGGAGGAAGACCGTGCGGTAAAGGGCGGACATCAACGAGCGCATCTCCTCATACCAGGCTGCCAGCAGGATCACGCCGGCGATCAGCTGCTGGGTGGTCTTCTTCATCCGCAGGTTCGCCTGGTTGGAGACGTTGAAGACATATCGGCGCAACTGCGCATCCGTCACCGTGCGTCCACTGGCTACATTGGTGTAACGCTCGGCGTCCGGATCGTAAACATAACCAAAGCGTCGCTGGCTGGTCACAGGTGCCGCGTTGAGTAGTCCCGGCGCGCCCGAGTAGCGATCCCATAGGTCCAGCGCCAGGGCAGTGTCCGGGTCGCGTAGGAAAAGAGTGGAAACGGCGGTGCCGCGGGAAGGGAGAACCATATTACACGCTGTACTCGCGGATCAGCCGGTTCGCATCCCGCAGGCTCATCATATCGAATTCCTGGTGGGACACGTCAGGGAAAGAGAATTCACTGGAACCCTTCGAGCCGTTCGCTTTGACCTTGACGTCAGGCGGCAGTTGGTTATCGGGGTTCAGTGGCACTGGCGGCTCCTGCTTCCCGGCGTCATCCAGCGCGCGGACCTCTTCCACGTCGCCAGGCTCCGGGTTGTTCTCCGGCAGGAAGCCGCTCCGCTGCCGGAAAGCCTTGTAGTCGTCCAGCGACAGAGGAAGGATCCCGTTGATCTGGCTAAGGAATGTCCCCAGTGCCCCCAGGTCGATATTGTTCTCCACGTGGCTGAAACGGATATTCGGCCGCCTGGTGGCGTTCGGGAAGGCCTGTTTGTTCCATTCCCACAGCCGGCGCCCGATCTGGTCGTCGTATTGATTGGCGAAGCCATCCATCATGGAGTTAAAAGAGAAGATCGCCAGCTGCGTGCTATCCACGGCAGCGGCCCGCGCGCCGGTGTCGGTCAGAGTGTTGAGGATGATCGTCTGCATCATATAGACCGAGAGTGCCAGAATGGAATAATGCTTGATCGCCTCGAGCAGCGAGCCTGCCGCCTGGAAGGGGATGTCGATCACTTCGCCCTCGACCCCAAAGGGCAGGAACATATAGTTGCCTTCCTGCGCGCTGAGCAGGTTCTTGGCAGCCGTCGCCACGTTCTGCTTATCTTCCGTGGAGAGTGTGCCCTGCTCCGTCTTTTTGAACTTGGCGTGCCCCGCGGCGTGCTCGAAGCCGATGCCCTGAATGACCTCCAATCCATACTTGATACGCTCCAGGCGCCAGACCGCCTCGAGCGGCGTGGAACCTTCCGGATTATTTGGATCGCCGAAGGTCATGTGCAGGGAATCCTTCTTACTCAGCGTCACGGCGCGGTTGGGAAAGTCCTGCTGCTTCATGCCGATCATCTTCTTGGTGCCGTCGAATTCCCAGCCGTAGAAGGTGGATGTGTCGCGCCAGGCCAGGCGGCGTAGGCCGATCAAGCCGTCATCCTGCTCAGAGCGCCATTCATCCGGCGTGATATTCCCTTGCTGGTCGACATGATAAGGTGGGACCCAGGTTGGATCCCGGAGCGCCGGCACCGCCTCCCACCAGCCCCAGCCATAAAAGGGGACGTGGTTGACCATCGTATCCAGCAGCTTTGCGCTGCCGCCCTCGATGTTCTCGAAGTCGGAATAAATGAAGTCCTGGTAGCGCTTATCATCGTCGGTCGGTTTTTCTGGCAGGTCGACGACAGGCTGCATGTTGCGCGCCCAGGAAGAGAAGGCGCGCCGCACCATCACGATCTCCGGCATAGAGGTCCGGAGTCTCGAGTAGAGTGGCTGAACGTTCGGCCAGTAGAGTGCGGCGTTATAGGCGGCCTGGATAAAGCCACCCCATTGTCTCAGTCCGCTGGTGCCTTTCTCGTCGGCGTTGTTTAGGAGGATGCGGACTTGCACCTCCTCTTTTGCGTGACCGTTGGATTTCGTCTTCGTGGTGGTAGGCATGGGTAAACTCCTTTTCAATTCCACCGGGTTCGCTTTTCGTCCGGTGGTGGAAATTCGATCAAATACTCGACAAGAAATTTCGGGAAGGCGCGATCCCGCCAGACTATATCTCCGGACTCGTTGACCAGTGCGATCAGCCGTCCGAAGTAAAAGACGGTCATCACGCCCGAGAGAATGATCTTCGAGCCAATGAAATGGGCCGGGAAGGGTTGTATGAAAAATTTAGACATCGGTTACTCCCATGGGGATCTGTAACCCTCGACTTTTCCAAGACCTTCGGCGGCGCTCCAGTCGACGCCGATGAACACAGACCACCACGCAATGGCGACTGCATCGGCACAATCAGGGGAACGTCCCAGTCTTTTGATAATCTCTTCTTTACTCTCAATGTAGATCTTGCCTGTTCGGATCTCCCATTTTGGTGCACATAAATCACCCAGCAATTCCTTGTCAGGAGGCAAAGCAAGCGTTGCTCCGTAATCAGGATCCAGTGCCTCGCGTAATTTCCAATAAGCTTCCGCGCGGATGTTTGCAAACTTAAACTTTTTACTCTTGTCGAACTTATCGGAGCCTCTACCGAAATTCACGCCAATCACGGCTCTTTCGCCATCGTTCATCGCATCGTAGGCAGCCGCACCGATACCAATGACGTCCACGCCGATGATTGGTTTATGTTTCTCTATGATGATCTGCCCTGCCAACATGGCAACGGTTTTACCGTCCGGGGTTGCCGCGCCGGGGTATTTCTTCAGTTCATCAAATCTGTCCCCGCGCAATGGCGCAAGCACTGTTTTGTCATTACCCCCTCGCGCGACATCTATTCCGATCGAGGTGATTCGTAGACCTGCTTCGCTGTTGAGCCAGCGCTCTTGCGCGGCGCGCACCCATGCGGCGGGTATCACCTGGAATGGGTCAACGATCTTATATGCGCCGAACTTGCCTTTGAGCAGTGTCCGGATCGGCTCCGGCATGGCATCAATGGTCGAGCCGTATCCCGTCGCCTCCAGGATCGGGTTGTCCGAAAGCTTGGCATGAAAGAACGTGCGACTCTTGGGAGAGATGATTTCCCCTTCATGTTCGAAAGGCTCTTTGCTGGGACGCTCAACTTCCTGGCCGTCCACCATGGCAAACCAACGCAACTCGCCATCTTTAGCAGGGGAGGGATGTGTGTCATCTAACCACGGCGCGAAGTAGCGCGTCACCCATTCGCCAGCTTCGTCCATCGGCGGGTTGAACGTCATAACCACACGGCATTTTTGCCCCTCGCGCGTCGTGCGGTTCCAGCCCGTCACGAAGCGGACTTGTGTCTCCGTGAATTCCGTCGCTTCATCAAAGCCGTAGAAATCAAATGGGCGACCTTGAAAGTTCTTTTTATCGTTCTCGTATTGCATCGCCGCCAAACGAACCGTCCGACCCTCCGTCAATTCCCACCTGTGTAAGGATTCATTGTAGCGGTCTTTCTGGCGGTTTTGGGAATCCTGGTTATAGATCTCTCGGCTGCGAGCCTCGATGCCTTCCAGAAGTGGAAATATTCGTCGAAAGATGATCGAACGGTGATGCTTCGTACCGGCAAAACCGAGCAGCAGATCTGTCTTGCCCCCACCCGCCGCGCCACCATATCCGATGACATCCGCGTCGGACTCGTACGCGGCTGTTTGCGGGCCTGCCTGAGGCGTCCACGAAATCCGGACATTACTCAGAAGGTCATCGAGTTCGTCGCGCTCTTGCGGCGTCAAGAATTGCCACAACTCTCGCAACTCGCTGCTCGTCGGTAATTGGGTTTCCTTCGTCATCCTTCTCCGTAAATAAATTGTGATGCTTGCCGATCAGTTCCAGGGCTTCCTTGGCGCTGTAGACTTCTATCTTGAAACCGCCGGCGGACGCGGGTGTGATCGACTTGATCAGGTGACCATATTGCTCAAACGTTTCTGGCTTGAGCCGCACCATTTGACGATCACCCATGTAGGTTCCCTCTTTGTCCAGGATGGGCACATCATAGAGCTCCGTGAGTTCAGCCATGTTTGTGCGTGCCATATCCGCCAGGCGAGCCATGACCTCCTCCTGCTCCATCAATTTATCCTTCATCAGCTCCTTGATTCGTGCCCGAATGTCTAGTTTTGACAAGTTTTGGGAAGCTATTTTCCTGGCTGTCTTTTTGGAATAGCCGGCTTCGATCGCAGCGCGCGTGCCATTCCAGTTGACGACATACGCTCTGCAAAAGGCGTCTTCCCTATCGGTCAGGGTCTTTCCCTTCGGTGGCTTTGGCATGCCGTTACCGTCGTAACGCCTCCACGATCTGCAAATAGTATGCTGGCAAAACGAAGTCCTTCACGTGACCCTTCGCGCCGCGGGCATATAGAACGATATTCTGCCGGTACCAAAATTCCATTTCCTCGCAACTCCGGATGTCCGGCTGATGCCAGGCGGGCCCGAATCCCTCCTGGGCAAACAGATCCGCCCACCAGGATTGCCATTGCTCGTTGACATGCCCGGTCCCGCCCTGGCGGGGAATGGCAGCCGAGAACAAGACTCGGTCCGACAGGGAGCACAGAAAGTGGACCAATCCTGCCGCGCGACTGGGTTTCAGATGCTCAGCCACTTCCAGGCACAGGCACAAGTCGAATGTGCGGTCCAGCTGGGGGAACTCCCGGTTGAGGTCGCATTCGACGAGCCGCTCAGGCAGGATCAATAAGTCCTCGCGCCTCACCCGGTAGTCGACCCCGGTGTAATCCGAGTGCCCATTGCTCCATTCGCCCACGCCACAGCCGATGTCGACGATCGATTTCGGTTTGATACCGATTTCACCCAGAGCGCGCATAACCACACGGGCAGAAGCAATGCTCCCTTCGCTGATGGCGTCGTAATAACGCGTGGTGTATTGGTGACGCCAGGACCAGGTGCCGATATATTCACGAAGCGTGCGCTGATCCATCCGTCTGATCTTCTCGATCTCCTCGTTGTTATGCTGGAAGTACGGATTGCTTGGGGTCGAGTCGGGCCCGACCCAGTGGTTCATGTGGAAGAGCGATCCCCTTACGCGACGGATATCGAAGCCCAGGATCTTCGCCCGGTCGTGCCGCTCACAGTCCTCCGGCCCAAACGAGATGAAGTTTTCGTTCTCCATCCCCGCATCAATGAACGATTCCTTGTTCCACAGCACTGCACCGCCCACGCTGTTGTGGTCAAGCGTACGGCCTTTGAAGACCGTATTCCCCACGATCCCAATATCGCGTGCGCCATGGATCCGCGGCCACCAGTCCTCCCGACGCATGCGAGCAAAACGACCATCATATGGGTAAACCATATCCGCGCCTGCCCGCAAGCTTTCCACAGCCATCAGGATCTGCGCGGGCGGAATGATCACATCCACGTCCCAATTGGCGATGTAGGGCGTTTCCGCCGAAACGGCCATGTCGTTGAGCATCTTCGTCCGGTGAAACACATCCGAGTCCAATGTCATATACTTGCCCCACTGAGCGGTGTACTCAAATTTATTTCCGCCCTGCTCGCAAAAGATGTAGTTTGCATCGATGGAGGATTGGAGCATATAGAGGATCAGATTAAGATTTTCCTTCCGGTGTTCATGGTCATAGCGGAGAGGGATGGTAAACGTCAGGTCGCGCAGCGGGATTTTATACGACTCTCTCTTGTACTCCGTCCAGCGCGCGGGGCGGTAGTCACGGATGTCCTTGCGTGCCAGGTGACCGGCATACATGTGCCCGCTGTGGATGATCTTCGAGTGGGATTTCTCTCCAAACCAGGCGCACCACCAGCCAAAGGAGGAATTCGAGATAATGAAATGATCGCAGGCGCTTGCCAGGGCCAGGTCCTGGATGTCAGTATTGGATGAGGAGAAGTAGGCGTTAGGCAAGCCCTCGAACATCGTCCGGCAGTATTCGATATCGTCGGACGTGATCAGCAGGTTGAAGTCCTGCCAGTTGGGAAAGTGGGTCACCAGTGCATCAAGATAGAAATTCGGGGAGAGTTGGTAATAACCCGGGTTGCCGACATAATCGCCGCGGCGGACCTGGATGCAAATTGTTTCTCGCTGGAAAACATCGAAGGCCGCTTTGCATTCCTGGACGAAAGAAGGCTTGAGCTTCAACCGCTGCGTGCCGAAGTATTTCTCGCTCTGCATATAGCCCAACAGGTCGCAATCCCCGTGCAGGTCCCATTCGTAGTGGTGGAAGAATCGCTCCTCGACTTGAGTCGTCTGCAGGGGACCGTGAGGGATCTCGGTTTCGAAGTATGGCTCATATGCCCAGGCGGGGAAGGCAGCCTGCGCGCCGTGCTTTTCGGCGAGACCCATCGTGGAGGCAATCTGAAAGAGCTGGTTGCCCAGGCGGCCGTATTTGCCGAGCTGAGAAAAGGAAATCGTGGTCATTATTTCTTGTTCCACGGCTTGAAGTTTTTCAATGTTTTGATGCTTGGAAATGTGCCGTTGAATGTGAGTACCCGATCATCCAAGCCTACAAATGCACTGGGTTTGGATGAAGGAAAGTCGATATTCAGGATCAGTGCTGTGCGAGGTCGAGCAAGATTCGGATGATCGTTCCAGTATGCGGCGTCCCACTTTGCCAGCCATTCCCGCATCGCTTCGTTGCCACTCAGGGCTTCACTGCGTGTGGAGTAGATGCAAACATTGAAATGTTCGATCGCCTCGTAGAGAAATTCAATGGCACCATCGACCGGCGGATCAGGGATCACGTCGATACCTTTCCAGCCAGAAGTATAGGAATGGATGACACCATCGAAGTCGAGACAAAGGATAGGCTTCTGGTCTGGCATTCTCAACCTGCCATTCCCAAAACATAGGCCATATAGTAAGCCATCATCTTTTCGTATTCGGTAATGGTGACCTGAATACGGCGCGCCTGTTCGCTCCGCTCTTCTGGCTTGATCTTCCGCAGAGCTTCAAGGGTTTCCTGCATTTTTTGTAAAACCTCTTCCGCTTCGTTTACCATCGTATTCATCCTTTCTTGTTTTTTTTCTTGGGCTTTGAACCAAAACGCTTACGATAGTCAGGCTGGCTATTCTTGCCAGATTTATGCAACCTTGTGAGGGGCAAAAGCTGCTCTCCTATCGTCTTTCGAAGTTGCGGTGCGGGAATGGGACGCGCGGCCGGAACGGCTGCCAGATCTTTCTCGAACTCCATCTTGCGTTCCGTTTCCCAATCATTGAACCAGTGATTTTTATGGAATACCTCATCCTGCTTGACGCCGTATGTCTTGACACAGTTGTCACAGTATTTCTCATACCCGCCTACGATTCGTTCACATTTGATGCACTGAGACGCGCTCATTTTGATCACCACTCCAGTTGTTTGTTCCCCTTGCACAGCAAAGGGGTTTCATCGGTAACAGTACACTCGAAATCAATCACGTCACTCGCGCTGCTGTGCGGGTTCCAGATCACGAATCCGTGCGGACACTTCCGGACCACATGCTCGACGTACCAGGCTTTTGTCTCATCGTCGAATTCCCCGAGGGCGTAGAAGGAAACGCAGAAATCGTAAGATCTCGGGTATTGGAAATGAGGAAGCGATAATCCAGTCTGCCTCTCCACTTCTGATAGATATTTATCCTGGAATTCTTTGACCTCATCCAGATCGAAGATGTAGTATCTGCCTGTATACCCCAGCGCGCGCAAGGTGGCATAGAACTGTCCCACACCCCCACCGATCTCCACGATGGATGACGGGTGTCGCTCGATCACCTTCTGCGCGTAGTGAATCATACGCAAGGCCGTCCCGGAGATCCCTGAAGGCTGACTTCGCCCGATGCTATCGATGCGGGTCAAGAGCTCCAGATCCACACCCTGGGGGGTTGGCCCGGGCCACTCGATCTCACCGAGCATGCGCTTGACCATCGGGTGATCTTTGAAATTGTGGACCGTGGAGGACGCGAGCGCTTCTATCCATTGCTGATACTCATGCTCCAGCCAGGCTTTATGATCGCTCATCTATCCACCTCTCCAATATGTCGACCGCGCGCCGGGCACTGTGTCCGACATAGGGATATAGATCGGCGATCGCTTGGCGCCGTTCCTGCAGGCAGATCGTTGCGTATTGTTCGAGTGTCTGATCTATCGCGTCGAATAATTCAAAGGGACTTTCCACGTTGATCCCGACATCCGAGTAATCCCAGAACCGGATCCCCCAGTGGATCTCTCTCCGGAACCAGGGCGCATTGAGCACGACGACCGGCTTGCCGGTCAAGAGAAACTCATACATCGTCGAGGACAAATCGTTGAGATAGATATCCGCCAGGCGGCAGACCTCCCGGAAGTCTTCCACCCATTCGATTCCCACTCGCTCGAATGCCTCCCGGTAGATTGGCGCGGCCAGCGGGTGACTATGACCGATTACCTGATAACGCTCCCCTAGCGCGAGCAGAATATCCTTGTAATGTTCCCAGGCGGAGCCGGATTCGGGTGGGTTCTCGTTTCTATTTCCCCAGTGGAAGGCGATTGCCAGCACAGGGCGACCGGGATCGACCGGGCGGGTCACCGGGACCCATTCCGAAAGATAGGCATCCATCTTCGGCGTGCCGATGACTGCACAGGGAGTTTGTCGGACCGCGCGGAAATGCCGGGCTACGTATTCATTTGGCAGGAGGGCAAAGCTGGCCCGGTCCCGATTCCCGATTGTCCCGTTCGGATAGGCGGCCGTCCCGAATCCCTGGGTAACCCCGTGCTCGATGGTGATGATCTTGCGCTGCGGGTTGCGGATGACCTTGTTAAGATCACCATAAGCAGCGACGATGATGGGGTTGTCGCCAGCAGGGATACCGCCCTGAAAGATTTCCAGGCGCGGCTCCCGGAGCTCCTGCCGCGCATAAGACTCGAGTTCCTGGGCAATGTGGAACACGCCACGCCGCGCGTGTGGTAGGGCGTTATACACAGGCGCCATGTGATCGACATAATGAGGGCGGCGAGCAAAGAAGTCGAGCTGCATCAGGGTCCTCCTCGATTCAAATACAATTGGAATAGCCACCAGATAAAGGCGATGGTCCCGGTAACCGCGCCGACTGAGAGACTGACCAGCACTGCTTTGATGATCGACCGCTTGAGATCGAGAAGGAAGGCCGCGGACTCGTCTTTCCGTCGCTTCTCAATGTCTGAGAGAGCCGAAGCCGCGGCGGCTTTGTACTTGTCTCCGGTATCCTGGTTTTGATCCTTTATATTCTGCTTCTGTGAGATCTTCGACTCAATCGCCCTGAGATTCTCTTCGGCGACCTTTCTCTCCCGCTCCGCTTCTTCGATCTCAAGCTCAAGTCTCTTTAATCGACTGTCAGAGGATTCCGCCTCGATCAATTGCAGAAGCTCGAGGATCTTGATATCGTTCCTTTGCATGATCGCGAGCCGGTTCGATTGCTCTTCCAGTGTGCTCGAAATCCGCTTCGTCATGGTGTCGATCAATGTGAAAAGCCGGGCGCCATCCTGCGCGGTAAATGGATCGGCGGGCCTAGGGGTGACGGGGATATCTTCCTTTGTCATCCTCGTCCCACCATCTCTACAAATGTGTCGACCACCTCCGGATCAAATGACTTATTGCGCTCCTCGAGCAGATACGCGATCACCTTTGCCTTCTCCCAGGAGGCGCGATAGGGTCGATCATTGCTCAGCGCATCGTAGACGTCCACAACGGCAAAGAGCCGCGCGGCAAACGGGATATTGTTCCCCATCAGCCCGAGGGGATAGCCGGTGCCGTTCCACTTCTCGTGGTGGGAGCAGGGAATGTCCAGGGCATCCTTGAGGAAAGGGATATTCGCCAGCATCTCGCATGCCAGGGTCGGGTGCATCTCGATGATCTGCCGCTCCTCCTCGCTCAGCACATCCCGCTTAAGCAGCACGGCATCCGGGACGCCCATCTTGCCGACGTCGTGCAGGAGGGCCCCGCGATAGATGCTCTTGAAGTCCTCACCGCCGAGCTCGAACGCCCGTGCCAGGCGCAAGGCCAGGTCCGTCGTGCGCTCCGTATGTCCCTGGGTATAAATGTCGCGCAGTTCCAATGCCTTTCCCCAGGCCATGATCGTCTGCTCGTAGGCGATCTCCATCTCCAGCCGATTCTGGGCGCGATTCTGTTTCGCTTGAAGCTCTCGTAGTACTGCAAGGATTAGCCGGGGCATGCGGTCCTTTGTAATGAAATCACTGGCGCCGGCTTTCAGCAATTCCACCGCCACGTCTTCCTG